TATTTTTGTTTTTTGTATTTTTTGTATTTTTATTTTGTTTTGTGGTTTTGTTAGCCATAATCACTGTCAAACTAATTCACAGACAAACTGTAATAAAACAATGACAAACTAATGAAACAGACAAAATGTAAAAACCCAGTAAAACGGTGAACATAGACTGACATGTACAGTTTATACTGGGCACCTATAGCTCGGAGGGCGCCACACCTCAATTTATTGGTCGAACTATAGGTCGGCTTCAACAAGCAACTCCAATGCGGGATGTTTCACGACAGCAGGAAGCATTGTTACAGAAGAAAACAAGCGTTCAAGTTCGTCCAACATAGTCTTTGTAACGCCACTATGCAGTTGGATGTCATGATAAATGTCATCATTGACAGCATGACTGTGCCTAGCATGAGCCTTGTAATCTTTCACCGCGGGCATAGCCTTGGTATTGGGATCCAAAGGATTTTGAATGCTAAGGGCTGACAATCGCTCGGCCATAACGCGCAAAACAGGCAAATAGCGAAAATCTTGCCAACGGGACGTGACAGTGCCGCTGAGAATCAAGTCGCGCTGGGCCTTGTGCACTGGCGGATTGATGAACCATCCAAACTTTGCAAGCGTGCGTCCAATCTTAGGACCTAAAATATGAGTCTTCCCCAAATTATCATAAATTGGCCAAAATTTAGACGAACAGAACTCGACGGCGTATTCTTCGCCGCCGTATGAAATCTTGGTGACTGCCTTCAAACCAAATTTAGCGAACAGCTCGATCTGTTCTGTGAATGTTGGACGCGCGTCGGAAGAACCAGCCGGATTGATCAATGTCAAGTTGTCATCGCCCAACATGATCATTTTGTAATTATGCACACCTGCTTTGTGCATCACAAAAGCGTGGATCAACCCATTTAACAAACTATTGCCACAGCTTGTATTAGGCGTCCCCGACCGACGGGTTCCTTCGACATCCAACATCACACCCTGAGATGTATACAAACGAGAAGACAGATTTTTCCGCATGACTTTCAAAACATTCTTATTCATTCCCAATCGGGCGTAGACATCGCACTCGAATAGGAGAAGTTCTGGGTGAATGGAAGAGTCAAAGCGTGAAAAATCAGTCTCAAAATACACCTCACTCAACTCAAACCAATCGCCGATGGTTTCGGCGTGGGCGCCACATGGATAATACAGACGGTGCTTATCATGCC